TTCCATTGTTTTTCCAACAGCAGTACCAGCTGCTCCACCAGTCGCAGCTGCTTGATTATTTCTCACAAGTCTTGAAAGTTGTTCTACATTAACACCAACACTTTCTGCTAACGCTTTTCTTTGAATAACATTCATTCTATTAAATTCAGCTTCACCACCAACCTGCCTCAATATTTCTTGCATCATTCCTTCTTGGTCACCCGTAAATGCTAATTGTCTTGCTCTATCAAGATTAATTTGTCGACCAAGTAACATAGAAGCTTCTAATTGTTTTTCTATTGAACTTTCAAAATCAAGTAACGATTCTGAAATACTAGCAACTGCCCCCATATTCAGTCCTAATTTTCTAGCAGCGACTCCAGCATTTATTAAATTCATACCACCATCTTTAGCAAATTGAGCAAAAAATTCAGCATTTGATGCAATATCTTTCATTACAAGCGATGGGGCAACACCGGCAGCTTCAATCATTGCAGCATTTGTACGAATTTGATTTAATAATACGTCCCTACTCGCAGATGATATTGATTCCATCAAAGAAAGGGTACTTGATAAATCATCAGCACTTTGTCCTGTAGCCGCAGCTGTTCTCGCAAAATTTAAACTTAAATCAACTGACTCTTGTACACTTGCACCTAAATCATTTCTAATCGCAGCTTGAGCAGACTTTATATCTTCTATATCTAACCCATATGCTTTTGCTGCAAATCCTAAAGCTTTAGTTTGAACAGTAATAGAAGCAGCAGTTGTATATGACACACCTAATTCTTTTCGAGTATCCGCTACTGCTTTTTGAATTGCTAAAAAAGCTTTAACAACTAATATAGCAATACCACCAAACTTAGCAAACCCAGGAAGAAATGCATCAATGTTTGTCGCCATATCATCTGCCGCCCTAGCCATATTAACTATTCCCGGAAAAGTTTTTTCTATAGCATCTCTTTGTTTTTCTGAAACGTCTACGCTTTCTAATACACTATCTAAATATTCTTTATTGATATTATTTCGTACTATACCTTCATCATTAATTGCAGTTGCTATAGCGGATATATCTCTCGTAGTTCCAAGAAGACTTGACGTTAATTTGCCTTCTTGTTTAAGTTGTTCTTGGCGTTCTTTACCCTTTTCTAAAAGTTTTTCAGCTATATTAAGAGATTGTTGGTGAGAAGATATTTTTGGGTCTGCCATTTTTACCTTTTATTTAAAATATGTACCAGACTCAATATCTCTTTTTTCATCTGGTGTAAGATTTTTAATTCTGCGATCGATTTCTTTTCTTGTTTTTTCTAAATCTTTTAATGATTTTGCTATTACAGGATCTGTTTTAGCTATATGTTTTAAAGCTCTTGAACGAAGCCCTTTACCAACTGATGTAAACAATTTTTCAAGAAAACTTTCTCTAATAATATCATTTGATTTATATTTTGGCATTAAACTCTCCAATTAAATGTAATAACTCAATAATAAATATCAAATATATGAAAATTTACTTTTGAAATGAAGTTTTATGTTTATTCATTTCTTTTTGTAATTCATCAGCTTCTTGTTTATAAAAAGTTTGAAGCCTCTTTAAATAAAAAGAACGCAAATAAACAGGTAAATTGTATGCATCACTAAAAGTAAAACCACCTTTAGAATGCAAAATTAATTGAAATATTTGTTCGTGGATTTCTGGTTTATATTCCGGCGGAAGGCCAAAAAAATCGAATGGTGACCGGAACAGTCACCTCAATCTCCTTTCCAGTCGAATCCACGACTGTTGTAGACATATCAACATCGGGAGTAATCGATGCTAAATATTGTCTGAATGCCAATGAATCTCTTGATAAAAATTCATTATCAATAAAATTATTTATATACTTTTTTTCAAATTTACCATCAACAGATAAGATCATTGTTTTTAATCTTGTAGTAAGTTCTGAACTTAGTTCTTTTGATATTTTTTGTTTAGCCTTTAATTCGGCTTCAATCTGTTTTTCATCGTTTCCCGTTAGTAATTTAAATGTAATAACTCTTTTTGAATTTGGTAGATCAAAAGAAAATTCATTAACACCTTTAGTAAACTCTGAAAAATCTAATTCAACCGGTTCTAACTTAGATAAATCTACCTTATGTTCTTCACCATCATAAGTAAATTCATAATCTTTACCATATCCAAGAATACGTGATGCAACCATAACTGCATTTTTATCACCAATTAGCATATCGTCCACTTTAATAGATTTATCTACAATCAAAGATTCTAACAACTTATCAATAACAACACCTTGTTGTATTAAATTCTGAGAAGTAAGTATATCTTCTTCCTTCGCAGTCATATATTTTATTTCCACCTTACCGGTAGATAGCGGGTGCCCTTCTACATAAAAATACCCTTTAGAAGGCAATTCCACCATCTCGGTAGGGAATTTATTATCAGCCATAACTGACTCCTTTATGTTTAATTAATAATAACCAAATATTATTATAACTTATTTTTTCTTTGCTACTGCGTCCCAAATGGGTTTCAAAATCATATCAAAAATAACATCATCTTGTTTCGTTGGGCTAAGACGTACAATCTTTTCTAATGTATAGAATCCCAAAAGTACCCATTCCCAATTTTGTGCTAACCATTCACTCATTTTATTTCTCCGTTTTGTTTAAAAATTTAACCATAACCACTTAAAGTAATACTTTAGTTAATATTGGAGAATCGCATAATCATATTTCAAGGTAAGTTGAATCTCTACTGGCTCACTATCTGTGTAACCCACATCACCAAAATTAGCGGTTTCAATATAAGTTCCTACTAATTTCCATTCTTCAACTACATCTCCAACAGGACCCAGCATATTAAATGTAACGTCCTTTTTATAAAAATCGGAATATCCGTCTCTACCCGTTACTGATTCGTGAGATAACCGTATCCATTCCATTGCTGCCTGTGCTGCTGATGGAACAACTGGATCATAAAGAGTAATATCTATCGGTTGCCAAGCCCCCTTACCTTTAATATATCGTTTTACATTAATATGATCTAAAACTATTTCTTCAAACTGTATTTGAGGTCTATTTGCAGTTTTTATCATATATGCTGGTAAACCTTCAATATACATAATAAACCGATTTTTGGTCTTCGGTTCAAATGGTGTAAACATTATTTCAGTTGGATCCAATGTAGCCATTTCAATTATCTCCTAATAAAAAATCTATTATTCATTCATAAATAAATATATGAAAATAAAATTTTTCATAAAAGAATCGTTGAACTTGGCAATTTAAGAGATTTCCATAATATCACATTCCCAAATAATTTTCAATTTATAACCAGCTTCTATAATTTCCCGTTCTCTTTTACGATCTCTTTCCCAAATTTCCTGTGCAGTTAATTTAATTAAATCATTAAAATAATCGCCATCATATTTTTTAGGATTTGCGTGCCAATAATCACCATAAAGTTCAATAACTTTATTTTGAGATGGTACAAATATATCTACATTTCGTTTTATGTCATCAAGAAAACATTCTAAAGAAACTATTTATGCTTCTGGGAAGGCTGCTCCAGTCGGTTGTACGATAAAATCGAGAACAATAAATTCTGCAGTTCTTGTTGGTTGTATAAAAATCTGCCCTACGAGTTGATTTCTATCAATCACATCTGGAGTATTATTACTATCATCCATTACCACTCTAAAAGCTGACAATCCACTATTCTGTTGCACCTGCTGTAAATACGGATTTACAATATTCAAGAAACGATTTCTAAGTGCTTGAGTATTCTGTTCAAATACTAAGTATCTTGAAGAACTTGCAATAAATTTCCGTAATGCAATTAACAATCTACGAACATTAATTCTATCAAGTGCTGATGGTTTAGATTGTAATGTTTTTTGACCAAACACTACCACTCCTTGATTTGGAAATGAAGCAATTGGATTAATTCTATTTTCATATAGATCATCTCTTTCTGTATGAGTTAATCTTGTTTTTGCTTCTAACACACTATCCAATCCACCACGATTCAAACCTGCTGGTGCGAACCATTCATGTGCTACACTATCAGTATGAGAAATTACACCTGCTAATACTACTGAAGGTGGCACCCAAACTGGTCTGCTTGTATTTCTATCTACTATTTTTACCCACGGATAATATACTGCTGCATAATTTGTATCAAGTGTTTTAATAGTGCTCTTAACTGTATCTATACTATCACTATACCCTACGGCATCCATTAAATAAAATGTATCTGCTCTTGATTCCACTTTAGATATTGCATGATTGGTAACAGTTGAATGCAGTCCATGTATAACACCTGGTATTACCAACAAATTAATATCAAACTCATCTGGATTACTTACAGCGTTAATAGCTCTCTTATAAGAAACTGAACCACTTGCTGTTGAAGTAGATATATCAAATCCTTGAGTATTAGTAGATGAAATATCAGCTCCGGTATTATATGGGGTTGCAGGATTTCTACCATCGAAGCCCCATTGCAACGGAACAACGAACTTTCTCTGTTTAATATGAGAAAGTGTTAATGTTACCTTTTCTGATGCATCAGAGTAAGTTGAACCAAGTGTTGATGCGTCTGCATGTCCAAGTTGATCTTCCAAACTCATAGTAGTATTGTTTCCTGCCACAGCTGCATTTGCTATCGGACTCAAATACTGATTGTTATCATCTTTAACATATTTATCTACCAAATTAATACCATACGCAACAGACGAATCAAAAGTTCCATTTGCATCAGTTTGAGATATCTTAAAAGAAGCAGAAGGTACTCTCGTTCCACCCGGACAAGGATTTTTTAATGCTGCATGTCCCATTGGAACAACTGATTTTGGAAACTTAAATACACCGTCTACTTCCATATCAGCATAATCACCAACTCTAATAAATTTACTCAAATTTGGATAATTACCATAATAAGTTAATTTACCATTGGAATCAATCTCTACCCAACGATCACCGATTCGTTTTGCAAAATAATTAGAAGAGGCTGGATCTAACGTTAAAGAATCATATTGTTCTAAAATAATATCATCTTCTACATCACGAACCTGAAGTGAGAATGTTCCATAATCTGATCCCGCTACATCCCCATCTGGCTTTACATTTAATATATGTACTTTATATGAACTATTTATATCAGACCCATGAGACCTACTATATACTCTAAATAAACTATATCTAGTATTATTAACTCTTTGAGATTGTAGATATGGCGTTCTTGCAAAATTATAATCTTGATTTCCAGTATAAGTACTTGCGTTACCGTTAGAATCATATGTAGTTGATCCACCCGTAAAATCTAATCCACTATTTGTTGCTACTATTGAAGCTGATGATACTGAACTAAAATGACCCCATGATCCAGACTTAAAAGATGTATTTTTAAATACTTTATATACATATACTGAAGAAGTATTTTGACCCGATTTAGTTGATTGTGGATCTGAACTAATTACATCCGTTATAAATTTATTGCCGCTAGCGCTACTTGTAGAAAAAGATAAATTATATATTTCACTAGTAACATCGCTACCGCTAACGGTAAGTGTAAATTCATCCCAGTTTCCTGTTACTGTACTTTCTGATAAATCTCCTACGCCACTTGATCCTCTTGATGGTGCAAGAATAGCTAAAGAAGAAGAAGTTGATCCTGAATTATATGCTATCAACTCCAACGAATCTACAGAATAACCACCAATTCCAAGCACCCTAATAATAGTTACAACTGATGCACTTTTTAAATATTCTTCTACAGCATATGGAGTATAAAACCTCCCATCCATCGTTCCAAACATTTCTTCAAAGTCTTGAAATGTAGTAATTTGTGTTGGTGTGAATGCTGGCCCTTTCTTAGTTGGACCAATTATTGCTGCACCAATTTCCCCAATTCCTTGAGGTAAAAATGATAAATCTCGTTCTCTCGTAAAGACCCCCGGGGATACAATCCGTTCCGCCATAATTTTTCTCCTAAAAAATAGTTATATTAAAGCTTTAAATAAATACTAATTATTCAAGTAATAAGTATCACTTAAAGTTTCTAAAATATATAAATTACTCTAATTTTTTTAATAAAAATTAAGAATCAGTAACTTCTTGTGGTGAATTTACTGGCGTAAATACTCCTGTTTCAGGATTTAACTCTCCTGGACCATATTTATCATTCAACGTTTCTACTAATTCACGCTCTTTTTGTTGAGTTGCTACATATTCACTCTCTAGTTCAACTTGTCTCGCTTCTAAGGCTTCCAATTGTTGAGTTAATAGAATCCTCTGGACTGATAGTTGTCCTAATAACGCTTGTTTTTCTTGATAATCATTTTGTAAGTCTTGTAACGATTGCATTTCTTCTTCTGAAAATGTTACCTTTTCAGTTTGTGTAACTTTATTTTCTTGAACCATAACTTTTTTTCTCCTATATTAGTTATTTTATATAAATATTATTCTTTTAAATATTTTTTATATTTTTTAATTCCCATTTCTAAATTATATTTTGGTTTCCAATCAGGCATCCAATTCTTACTATCTGATTTTGTATAATATTGATATCCCTTTGGTATATCTTTTTTACTCTTATATGTATATGGAATTTCTAAATTATTTAACACATCTTCAAACGATCGTGATTCTCCACTTCCCACCTCATATATTCCAGGTGGTATTTTATTAGTTAATGGATAAAGAGTAGCTCTCACCACATCATCAATATAAACAAAATCTCTTTTTATATTTCCTGGAAATAATTTAAATTTTCCCTTTTTATATGCTTGATATGCAACCGAAGCCATTTTACCTTTATGTTCCTCGCCCGGACCATATACATTAAAATATCTAAAAGAAATAAAATTTTTAACTTTAGCCAAACCATAACTTTCTGCAGCATATTTCGACCAACTATATATATTAGTTGGTAATTTACCATCATCTCCAAAAATAGCAGCTGATGATGCATATATAACTTTCTTATCATAATTTTCTGCAAAATCAAACAATACTTTACTAAATTCAAAATTATATTTAAACATTTTATCCGAATCTTTTAACATTGTATCTGATATAGCACCTATATGAATAATAACATCACAATCTATAACCATACGATTTAATGAAGTTTTCCAATGAATATTATTCATATACTCTTTTTCTATACAACAAATTGAAATTATACTATTATACTCTTCTAATAATATATTAAGTATATTTTTACCAATAAACCCATTAAATCCTGTTAAAAGTATTCTTACCATATGCTCCACCCACCATCCACAATTAAATTTTGTCCAGTCATATAAGATGATGCTTGAGAAGACAAATAAATTATAATTCCTACTAATTCAGCGGGCTGACCTATTCTTTTCATTGGAGACTTTTCACTTAAATCAATAATATAATTAATATTTTCTGGAACTCCTTCTGTTTTTTTAGGAAATGCTCCTGGACTTACACAGTTAACCCTAATACCCGCAGAAGCATACTCTGTAGCCAATCTTTTTGTCATTTGAATAATGCCTCCCTTAGCAGTAGAATAAAATATACTTGGGCTTTTTACTTCCTGAAAAATACTTTGATCTATCCCAAGAAATCCATATATAGATGCTATATTAATTATCGAGCCACTACCAGCATCTAACATATGTGGTATTACTGTTTGGCTACAAAAAAATACTGAAGATAATATATTATCTATTCCACGATCCCAATCTTGTTTTGTTATTTTTTCGATTGTCTTTCTTTGTTCATTAAACGCATTATTAACAAGTACATCAACAGAACCATATTTTATTTTAACATCTTCTATTACTTTACTAAATTGTTTTTCATCAGTAACATCACAAACATAATAAATAAACTTATTTTCAAATTTTTTATTATATTTATCACAAAATTTAGAAAGTTTACTTTCAGTTCTTCCTAATAATATAGTAGTAGAACCATATGAAGCTAGCCCCTTTGAAATTTCTGATCCCAAATGTCCTGCTGCCCCAGTCACTAAAGATACTTTCCCCTCTAATGAAAATAAATTCCTATAATAATTAATATATTTCATTTATAATAACTTTTTCTTTCCACTATCATCACTGGACCATCATAGCACTGTGCTTTTTTGTAATCACGAATTACATCTTCTGGAGTCTTTGGTTCTAAAATTGGAAAATCTACTAATTCTCTAAACATATTTGTTAAATCTTGAGAATGTGTTGGTCCAGAATAAAATGGTCCGTCATCAGCAACTA